TGAACCAGAAAACCATTGCAGAACACAACGCCCTTGCATCCGTGTTGGATGCGATGCCACCAGCCGAGCCGCGCCTCATGCGCGACAGCGTGGTGCTTACCTGCGGCTCAGACCTGACGCCCGAGCCATATCGCTGGCTGTGGCAATACTGGCTTGCCATGGGGAAGCTGCATATCCTCGCTGGTGCGCCTGGGCAGGGTAAAACCACCATCGCGCTGGCCATGGCGGCAACTATCACCATCGGCGGACGGTGGCCGGATGGTTCACGCTGCGCGCCCGGCAATGTGCTGATCTGGAGCGGCGAAGATGACCCCGCCGATACGCTGGTGCCGCGCCTTATGGCGGCTGGTGCTGACCGTGCCCGGTGTTTCTTTATCGAGGGGGCACGACGGGACGGCGAAGTGGTGCCATTCGACCCGGCCCGCGACCTGGGGCAACTGCTGGAGGCCATCGAGAAAATCGGCGGCATCAGTCTGCTGGTGATTGACCCCGTAGTCAGTGCCGTGACCGGCGACAGCCACAAGAACACCGAGGTGCGCCGTGCACTGCAACCCCTGGTTGATCTGGCTGCAAAGTGCGACTGCGCGGTGCTGGGCATCACCCACTTTGCCAAAGGTGGCCAGGGCACCGACCCTGCGCAGCGTGTGGTGGGCAGCGTGGCATTTACTGCGGTGGCCCGCGTGGTGATGGTGGCAGCGAAGGTGAAGGGCGACGAAGAAGGCCAGGACACGCGCATTCTCGCCCGCAGCAAAAGCAACATCGGCCCGGACGATGGCGGGTTTCAGTACCACCTGGAACAGTCCGAACCCCTGCCCGGCATTCATGCCTCACACATCGCATGGGGCAAGGCGGTGGAAGGCACGGCACGCGAGCTGCTGACAGACCCGGACGACGGACAGGACGACGGCGCAGGCAGCGCAAAAGAGGAGGCCGAGGCATTTCTCATTGAACTGCTGAAAGACGGCGCAACCGCGACAAAGCACGTCCAAACGCAAGCCAAGGATGCGGGTATTTCATGGGCCACCGTTCGCCGCGCATCCGATGCCCTGGGGGTGAAGAAGAAGCAAAGCAATGGTGGCTGGTACTGGCAACTACCCCACTTGCTCAAGTCAGATGCTCAACTTGCTCAACTTCCAGAGCTTGAGCAAGTTGAGCAAGTGAGTGAGCAAGTGGCCTTTGTGACGGAGGTTCTATGACACCCGAAGCCATCCTTGCCGACCTGATCCAGTGCGGCATAGAACCCAGCGTGACGCCCGATAAAACCGGCATCGTGGTGCCCGCCGGGAAGCTGACAGAAGCACAGCGCGCCGCAGTCCTGGGCCACAAGCCCGCGCTGATCGCCTGCATTCTGGAATCGGCCCGCATCACTGCGCAGCTACTGGAAGCCGCCATGCGCCGCTGCGACCAGTTCAACGACAGCGACAAGGCACGCCAGGACATGCGCGAGCAGATTCTGGAGACACCGCCGCACCTACGGCAAGACCTGCTAGACCACTTCATGGGCAGACCGACCGGCCTGCACTGAAACCACCAAGCCCGCCCCGAGCGGGTTTTTTCTTGACTGAATGATAGTTTTCTGCTACATATCACGCGTCATCAATAGTCTATGACTATTGCAACCCGCCCGGCGATTGCATGGGCACTTTTTTCAAGAAAGCCCACAAATGCAACTCCATCAAATCCGCGAAGCCCGCGCCGCGAAAGTCTCCGAAGCCCGCTCCTTGCTGGCCAGCACTCCCCAGCTCAACGCCGAAGGCCAGGCGAAGTTCGACAAGCTCAAGATCGAGATTCAGAATCTGGAAGCCGACGAGCAGCGCGCCGCTTTTGTAGAGGACATGGAGCGCAAGTCGCTGGGTGCACCGGTGGACAAGGCCCGCAACGAGCTGGAAGGCCGCGTTAGCCTGATTGATGCCATCAATGCGCAAGTGGAAAACCGCGCCGTGTCTGGTGCCCTTGCTGAATACGGCCAGGAGCAAAAGCGCCAGGGCATTACCGCCCGCCGTGGTGGCGTGCTGGTGCCCTCTAGCGTGTTTGAGCAGCGCACCACCATGGACACCACCAGCGCGGCAAAAATCACGCCGGACGAATACAAGGCTTCGGAGTTCATCGGCTTGTTCCGCAACGCACTGGTGATGAAGTCCCTCGGTGCCCGCGTGCTGTCTGGTGTTCGTGGTGATGTGATCGTGCCAAAGCAGACCGGCGCATCAACTGCTTTTTGGGTAGGCGAAGGCGACCCCTTGACCGAATCGAGCGCAACGTTCGACAACATCAAGTTGACCCCCAAGCATGTGGGCGCACTTTCTTCGGTTTCGCGCCAGTTGCTGCAACAGGCCAACCCCTCGATTGAGCAACTGATTCGTGATGACTTTGTGCGAGTGATCGGCCAGGCCATCGACCGCGCAATGTTGCATGGCCTTGCTGCCAACGACGAGCCGGTGGGCATCCTCAACACCGTGGGCATCCAAACCGGATCGCTTGCCACTTTGAATTGGGCCGCTGTGGTGGCCATGCTGGAAAAGCTGGCGATTGAAAACGTCACTGCCAACGGCATCGTGACCCATGCCAAGGCGGCGACCAAGCTGCAAACCACCTTGAAGAGCGCAACCGCTGGTGCCGAATACTTGATGGAAGGTGGCCGCATGGCTTCCCTGGCCGTGGCTGTGACGAATCAGATGGATCAAAAGAGCGGCACGCCAAACACCAACCGCGTGCTGATCGGCGACTTCTCGCAACTGATCGTTGCCGACTACCAAAGCTCGGAAATTCTGGCTAATCCATGGGGCACGGGTTTCTATGAAGCCGGTGCAATTCAGCTCAGAATCATGGCGACCGTGGATATGGCAGTCCGCAACGCCAAGGCATTCGTGCTGGCTGACGACATGGCCATCTAAGCCCATGAGCGCGCCGGACATTGAACGACGCGCCGCCGCTGGTGTGACAGCCAGCGGGCGGACGCTTACGGGCTACGTTGCCACCTTTGGCACGCCTGCCGCTATCGGTGGATTTACCGAGCGCATCGCGCCTGGTGCGTTCGCTGCGACGCTGGCCAGTGGGCGGGATGTTCTGGCGCTGTCTGACCACGATCCGAAGGCGGTATTGGGCCGCACGAAGTCGGGAAGCCTGACGCTCCGGGAGGATGCAAAGGGCCTTCACTTCACGCTGCAATTGCCAGACACACGCGCCGGGAATGACCTTGTTGCACTCGCACAGCGCAACGACCTGGGCGGCATGAGCTTTGGCTTTGTGGCCACCGACGAAGCCTGGGAAGGCGACACGCGAGAGCTTCGCGCCGTGGAGTTGCACGAGGTGTCCGTGGTGCAAAGCTGGCCAGCCTACAGCCAGACGGAAGTTAGCTTGCGCTCCAAGCCTATCGAGCAAGGCTATGCCCACTTTCATATTCACAGTGACCCTAATTTCCTGTGGCTGGAACTGTCATGAGCATCATTACCCGCGCCCTGTCCCTGGTGGGCCTGGAAAAGCGCAGCACCATCGGCGTCAATGGCTGGCCTGTGCCGCTGTCTGCCAGTGCCGTGACGCCTGAAAGCGCCCAAGGTGTTGGAGCCTGTTATGCCGCCGTGGCCTTGATTGCCGAGGCCATCGGATCGCTGCCGCTGCGCCTCTATCGCCACGGCGATGATGGCGACCGAAAGACAGCCAGCGACCACCCATTGCACACGGTGTTGCACCGTGCACCGAATGGCCAGCAATCGGCCACCGAGTTTTGGGAGTGGATGGTTTCATCCATGCTGCTGACCGGCAACGCCTACGCGAAAGTCACACGCGGCTTTGATGGCCAGGCCCGCAGCCTTGACCCCATGGTGACGGATCGCGTGACCATCATGCGCAAGGGCGAAACCATCGCCGGTTATGAGTACACCAACAGGGACGGCGTGAGGGAACGTTTGTTGCCTGCCGAGGTGTTCCACCTTCGCAACCGTGCTGGCAATGATCCATTGGTGGGCGTGTCGCCTATCACCGCCGCCCGCGCCGTGATCCAACTGGCACAAGCCGAGGCGCAACATGGGCAGAGCACCTTTGACAACGGCACCAAGGCCAGCGGCATCCTGTCCATGCCCGGTAAGTTGCGTCCTGAGCAACGCCAGGCCATCGCCGCATCGTGGGCCAGTCAATATGCCGGTGGAAGCAATGCAGGCAAGGTGCCCATCATGGAGGAGGGTTCGACCTTCACCCCCATCAGCTTGTCACTGGCAGATAGCGAATGGGTGGCAGCGCGCCGGTTCAGCGTGGAAGAAGTGGCCCGGATATTCAAGGTGCCGCCCGTCCTGATTGGTGACTTGTCTCACTCGACATATTCCAACTCGGTGGCAATGGATATGTTTTTCGCAAAGCACACATTGGGCCGCCATTTGAGCGCTATCGAGGGCGCTATCAACCGTCAATTGCTGACGCCTGCCGCAGCTCGCACGCTCTACAGCGAATTTTCCTTGGAAGGTTTGCTTCGGGGTTCCAGCCAAGAAAGAGCGCAGTTCTACAGTTCCGGCGTAAACGATGGCTGGCTGAAACGCTCAGAGGTGCGCAAGCTCGAAAACCTGCCCGCCCTGCCTGGTGTAGATGACGCGCCCACGGGCACCGCAACGCCAGCGGCAAAGCCTTACCCGAGCAAGCAATGAGCCGCCCGCCCGACTTCTTTAAGAACGCCAGGCAACAGCCGCCCAAGGGCCTGGACAGCCACGGTATGCCCGAAGAGCGCCGCGTGAATGGCTACCTGGTGAAGCCGCCCATGAGGTGGACAAAGGACAGCAACGGGCGGGTGCTGCCGCTCANTAGTGCAGCGTGGCGCAGGCTCAGAAAACAGGTGCTGGCTGAAGAACCACTGTGCAGGCACTGTGCAGCGCAAGGGCTAGTGGTGCCAGCCACTGAGGTGGACCACATGAATGGCGCAGCGGACAACAGCCGGGAAGCGTTGCAGGCTCTGTGCAAGCCATGTCACAGCATCAAGACCATGGCAGAGCTGTACGGCAGGCCACCGCGCCTTGGATGCGACGAACAGGGCTACCCGATAGGTAGTGACCATCCTTGGAATAAAGCTGCTGTGCGCCCGTCTGGTGGCCTTGCTGACGGTGTTCAAGCTGAGAAATCACCAGCGGCTGACGGCCACGAACCGACCTGTTCCCTTCGCGCGCATCAAAGCAGTTGACAGATATGGCCAATCCACGCACTCCGACCAAACTCAGGCTACTGGCAGACAACCCCAGCGGGCGACCTTTGCCAGCGGCTGAACCGGCCTTCGCAACCTGCCCAACAACCCCGCCAGACTGGCTTATGGGCGAGTCGCTGGCGCAGTGGGGCAAGCTGGCCGCAGCCCTTGACGCGAATGGAATGCTGAACGAGGCCAACCGCAACATGCTGGCCACGTACTGCGATGTTTTGGGCGCGTACATCGGGCAACGCAGGGCAGGCGCTGAACCCGATATGAAGCTGGTGCAACAAATCCGCATGTTGGGCCGTGAGTTTGGCTTCACCCCGAGCAGCCAGGCCGGGATCGCCGCGCCAGGGAAAACAGATGGCAAAGAAGCAAAAAACCGCTTCTTCGGTTGAAGGCTTCACCTTCGACGCAGACGCCGCTGATCGTGCGGTGGCGTTCTTTGCCGAGTGCCTGACGCACACCACTGGCGAGTGGAGAGGCCAGCCCTTTATTTTGTCGGACTGGCAGGCAGAGATTGTGCGCAAAATCTTCGGCTGGAAGCGCCCGGACGGCACGCGCCGCTATCGGACAGTGTTTATTGCCGTGCCACGGAAGGCGGGCAAAACAACGCTGGCGGCTGGATTGGCTCTGTACGCGCTTTACTGCGATGGAGAGCCGGGAGCGCAGGTTATCAACGCCGCCGCAGACCGGGAGCAGGCTGCACTGTGCTTTGAAGCCGCCAAGGGTATGGTGCAAGCCGAACCCGCCCTGGAGAGCCGCAGCACCGCCTACAAGCGCAGCATCATCGTGCCAGGCACCGGGAGCAGCTACAAAGTGCTTTCGTCTGAGGCGTACAGCAAACACGGCCTGTCCTGTTCGTACATCGGCGCAGACGAATTGCACGCATGGCCAGACCGGGAGCTGTGGGACGTTCTGACGACCTCGACAGGCGCACGACGCCAGCCACTCACGGTCGTGACCACCACGGCAGGCTATGACCGGCACAGCATCTGCTTCGAACAGTGGGACTACGCCATCAAGGTGCGGGACGGGATCATTGAAGATCCGTCATTCCTGCCGTGCATCTTCGCTGCTGACGTTGACGACGATTGGCAAGACCCTGCTGTCTGGCACAAGGCCCACCCCGGCCTGGGCGTGTCGGTGAAGCTGGAATACATGCAGGCAGAGTGTGCCAAGGCTCAGGCCCTCCCCAGCTATGAAAACACCTTCAGACGGCTCCTGTTAAACCAGTGGACAGAATCTGACGTTCGCTGGCTTTCCATGGATGCGTGGGACAAGTGCGGCACCGAGCTGCCCGAGCTGGAAGGCCGCGTGTGCTACGCCGCGCTAGACCTCAGCACGACGACCGATATCAGCGCCCTGGTGCTGGCATTCCCCATTGGTGGGACTGTCCACCTCCTGCCGTTCTTTTTTGTCCCAGCGGACGGTGCAGAAAAGCGCGCCAGGAAAGATCGGGTTCCATACCCGGCCTGGATCAAGCAAGGGCACATCCAAGCGACGCAAGGCAACGTGATTGACTATGAAGTGATCCGCGCCCGCATCAACGAGCTGGCAGAGCGTTATCAGATTCGTGAGGTGGCCATTGATCGCTGGAATGCCACCCAGCTATCCACCCAACTGAGCGGCGACGGTTTCGAGATTGTCGGTTTTGGGCAGGGGTTCGCATCCATGGCAGGGCCGTGCCAAGACCTGGAGCGCCGCGTTCTGGGGCAGACGATCAACCACGGCAACAACCCGGTGTTGCGATGGATGGCCAGCAACGTGACCACCGAACAAGACGCAGCCGGGAACCTCAAGCCCAGCAAGAAACGCAGCACAGAACGTATTGACGGGATCGTGGCCACTTTGATGGCCCTGGGCCGTGTCGCTGCCAATCATGAGGATCAAGGAATTTCAATGACGGGCTTCACGTTCGTTTGAAACACCCTGACCGGTGGGGCCACGCGAGTGGAAAGCCGGGAGCGGATAAGCCATGAGTGCCGCGCATGCAAAAACCATGGCAGCCAGTGAGTGGAATTTCACGGACTGGGCGCAAAGGTGAGTGATTCCCCAATGCGCCCATGGGCCCTGATTACCTTTCGCCACGGCGCTGGCACCTATTCCAACCATTTGAAAGAAATCAAATGCTGACCCTTGCCGAGACGAAACTTCACCTTCGCGTTGACCATAACGACGAGGACGCGCTTATCGGCGCGTTGATGGCCACAGCGACCGCCGCCTGTGCGGACTTCCTCAACATGGAGGCCGCTGATCTCGTGGTGGCAGTGCCCGCGCCCATCAAGAGCGCCGCGCTGCTGCTGGTGGGCACGCTGTACGAGCAACGGGAAAGCCAGGGGGACCGCCCCTACAACCGCAACCCGACATTCGAGGCCCTGCTTAATCCGTACCGGGTTCACGCATGAAAGCCGGTGCCCTGGATCAACGCATCGTCATCGAGCGCCTGGTGGAAGGCTATGACGAGCTTGGCCAGCCTATCAACGACTGGTTGCCCATCGTCACCACCTGGGCCGAAGTCTCGCCGCTGGTGGGCCGGGAATACCTTGCTGCTGCTGCCCTGGTGTCTGAGGTCACAGCACGCGTGCGAATGAGGTTCCGGCCCGGTATCACCGCCGCCGATAGGATCGTGCATGAAGGCACCACCTACGGAATCACCAGCGTGGCAGATGTGCATTCAAGCCGCCGGGAGCTGGTGCTTATGTGCAGGGCTATCGGTTGACTGTCACCACCCGGCAAACTGTCACCAGACTGTCACCAGCTCAGAAATGAAAAAAGCCTGCTACTGTTTAGATAGCAGGCTTTTCAGCATTTACGCGGTGTTGGTGGTAGGACGTACAAGATTCGAACTTGTGACCAACGGATTAAAAGTCCGCTGCTCTACCAACTGAGCTAACGTCC